TTTATAATAATAATGGATGATATATTTATGAGTTTTATTAAATGGGTATCTAAATCACTCATATACCTCCTTTTGGTTAAGTTTATTAAAGAATACTATTTATGTGGGTTTAATAAATTATTTAGGATATGTATATGTACATTATTTACAATAATACTATCAATAATAATACTATTATTCCAATTATACCTGCCATATAGCATGACCATTTTTTATCAGAGTCATTTTGCTCAGGTGAAATCATTATAACAATCTATATTTTTATAATGATTAGTATGACTTATATAATCAATTTTCCAAAAACATGTAAAAACATCTTCTTATAATGTATATGAAGTATCATAACGGACTATTTATTTTTCATCGTGATTTTAGAATTACCGATAATATTGGATTAATAGAAGCGTGTTCTCAATGTAAACATGTATATACATGTTTTATATTTACACCAGAGCAAGTTGGTAAAACAAATGATTACCGTTCAGATAATGCAATCCAATTTATGATTGAAAGTTTAGAAGATTTAAGAAAATCTATTCAGTCTAAAAATGGAGAACTTATAATATTGTACGGGCAACACAAAAAAAGCGTTTCTGATTTAATACAACTATTAAATATTGATTGCGTTATTTTCAATAAAGATTACTCACCATATGCTATTCGACGTGACAATGAAATAATTGAATATTGCAATAAACGTGAAATCAAATGTATGCCTTGTTCCGATTATTATTTATATGAGCCAGGCTCAGTATTAAATGGAAGTGGTGGTTATTATAAGAAATTTACACCATTTTATGAAGAAGTTCTCAAAATAGAAATAAAAAAACCTATCAAGAGAACAATTACAAACTTATCTAAAACCACAATAGAAATTGACAACTCTATTACATTGCGTGATGCTTTTTCAAAATTCACCCATAATAATCATACTATTGCAGTAAATGGCGGTAGAAAACGCGCGAAAAACATGTTGGCAAGAGCACTAATAACACAAGCAAATTATACAAACGAACATGATTTTTTATTTCATCCAACCAGTGGGTTATCGGCTCCTATAAAATTCGGGTGTATATCCGTACGTGAAGTATATGACGCATTTAAACACAAATTTGGTGCAAATTCAGATATTATCCGACAATTAATATGGCGTGAATTTTATGCACATGTTTTATATGGATATCCCGATGTTCTCGGTCAATCCTATCAACCATCGTATCGCAGAATAAAATGGAGAAATAGTGAAAAAGATTTTCATGCATGGAAGAATGGTGAAACCGGGTTTCCGGTTGTAGATGCATGTATGCGTCAATTAAATGAAACCGGATATATGCATAATCGTGGACGAATGATAGTTGCCAATTTTTTAGTAAAAACATTGTTATTAGATTGGCGAATGGGAGAACACTATTTTGCACAAAAATTAGTGGATTATGATCCTGCATCAAACAATGGTAATTGGCAGGCTATATCTGGAACAGGGGTAGATATGAAACCCTATTTTCGAGATATGAATCCATGGATACAGTCATCCAAATTCGATAAAGATTGTGTTTACATTAAAAAATGGGTACCGGAATTGGCAAATGTAGAACCACGTGACATCCATAAATGGTATATTATGTGCAATGATACGAAATATCACAAAACTCGATATTATACTCCGATTGTTGATTATGATGAACAAAAAAAGAAAATGCTGGAATTGTACAAAAAGTATGTTTAGAAAAAAGAAATAAACATAACAAAATATAGTAAAGTAAACCAGAAAGTATGTTATCGATATTTTTATTTATTTTCTTTTTTTTATCGGTATTTATATGTATTAATTCTAAATTTCACAGAATTCCATTTAGATTCAATAAAATAGTGGATAAAGAATTCAATTATCAAATTAACTATAACATACCAAAATACGAACAAGATGTTCTCAATAAGATAGATGGATTTTATGGAATGATTGGTCCAGATATCAATATTACTACTATAAAATCATTATATGATTTATTTACAGGAGATGGAAATATACAAGGTGTTTTTTTCAATGGTGGTAATTTGACTTTTGTAAAGCATTTTATTAGAACAGACAAAATAAAATATGAAGAAAAATATGGAAAAATATCAAAAGACATTTTTACGACAATTTTTATGATGATGATGAATAAAGTGAAATTATTTCCAAATATAATGGGAGTCGCAAATACGGCATTGCTCAATATAAATAAAAATGTATATGCATTATTTGAAAGGGATTTACCATATTCAGTTTTCGTAGATTTTGAGAACAATACAGTTGGAATGGATAAAAAAATAGAATTAAATAGTATAAATTATATATCTGGTCATTCTAAATACGATAATACAGATAATACTATTCATACAATAGAATATCATATATCCACCCAATTGGTGAATTATTATCATCTATTCGAAAATTTTGAAATAAAAAATAAAAAAACAATTCATACAAAATATTTGCCAATAGTTCATGATTTTGCCATGTTTAATTCGTGTATTTTATTAACAGATTCACCATTCATAATAAAAATGGCTGATTTTAAAAAAATACCCGTACATTTGGATACAAATAAACCTACATTCATACATGTTCTCAACACTAAATCTGATAAAATAGAAACATACAATAGTACAGAAGGATTTTTTATATTTCATTATGCAGATGTAAGTGAATGTGATGATTATATTACAATATATGCACCTATTTATGAAAGTATGGATTTTTCAAATTTAAATATTCACGGAAAATACAGAAAAATTAACATTGATAAGAGAACACGCGGCGTTTCTATTGAAAAAAATGCAATTTTTGACAAATATAATTTGGATTTTCCAATCAAATATAAGAATAAGATAGTACTGCGAAATATACATAATAATACAATCAATGGGTTTGTTATATGTGAAAATCTAAATATTACAAAAACCATTATGTTGAATAATCGTTTTGTTTGCGGAGAGCCTGTTATAATAGAAATTAATGAAATACCACATATAATTGCATTTTCATACGACCGATTTTCAAATGGACATTTATTGATAATCAATATGGAAAATTCGGGTATAATAAATATTCCATTAAATTGTTCTCTAAATATAGGATTTCATTCTCTTTTTTTAGAAAAACATTAGATATACATACATTTTGTTTCGTTATCATAGTATGGCTGATACAATATTCGCATAGCATCTTTGGATACTGTGCAATTATGTTGTCTCATTGCTAAATTAATTTCACGAGAAGCTGACTTGTAGAATATATTATAATCAAAATCATTCCACCATAATTCGTTTTTGAATTCTTTGTATGAGTCAATGATTTTTACTAATAAAAATTCATTAAACCGTGTTTTTTTCATTTATATTTTGTATTTTATACAAAATATGAATATAATCTCTAAATGTTTATGAATCCTAAATATCTAATGAAATAGTATTTTTATCGGAACGTTGTTTTCTGCGACTGCGTTTTGGCATAGTAGCATTTTGAGCATCTCTTAATGAAGAAATACTAATCATACTATCATCTTCTTGCATAGGTGTGTTTTCGTGAATATTGACAGTACGGGTTTTTAAACCGGCTAAAATATTATCAATATCGGTATTTTGTGGTCCACGCATTTCAGGACGTTGAATTGGTCTTGATTCCTCACGGTTTAAATCACCAAATTGATTATTCACATCAACTCCTTCTTCTCTGAACATAGCACCTCTGCCTGCGCTAATATCTGGTCTGTTTGAAGTGAATTGCATAGATGGACGTTGTGGTGGAGGCATAGATTTGGTTTCAACAGGAGCTGGTGGTGGAGGACCGCGTGGTTTACTTGCTTGCTCTTGCATCAAATTGTTTGCAAATGCGAACCCTGGACTTTGTTGACTCATAGTGTTCACAGTTGCATTCGTAAATGCTTTCATTAATTCTGGACTTTGACGAATAACATCATTGAACCCAGGAGTAGCACTAGAAAGAGCTTTGTTTGTAAAGTTTACAACAGCAGCACTGAACCCAAGACGCAACAAAAGAGATAGCTCTGGTGCCATTTTACCACCCTTGTATTTTTCATGTAATTCTGAAAATATTTCTTCATAACTATCAATATCTTCGGATACTTGTTCACCCCATCCATCTAAATTCAAATCAAATGGATTGAATGCGGCGTTTGCATATTCAACGGAATTTACAAATGTCATAAACCACCATCCTTGTAATTTAATGCTGTCTTTTTTACGTTTATCTTCCATAGCAGTTTCATATTCATCTTCTACTTCATCATATGGAGAATCCAAATTAAAATGGGTAATGTTTTTTACTAAACCTTTTTCATACCATTCTTCTAATTTTTTAATCATAGCGCGCTTTTTGCGACGTTTTTCACGGTCACTCATTCGTGCAGTGGATGGTTTTTCCATAGGAATATCATTTACTTTTGAAAATCCATCCCAGGTAGAACTTCTACCACCAATGCTTTCAGCAGTCGCAGAACCTAATTTAGAATCACTTTTTTCACTGGATGATGATGGATTTGATTTTCCAAACCCAAATAGATTACTTGCAAATCCACTTAGGGTTTTTGTTTCGCTAGATGATGCGGAATTAGTGTTTGTTAATTCATTTAATTCACTTTCTATTTTGTCAATTTCGCCTAAATCAATATTTACGCTGGAAGAAGATGATTTTTTTTTATCATTCATAAGTAATTCAATTCCTGAGCCGAAATTTACAGATGAAGGTGGTTCGGAAAAGTCATCATTAAAACTTAAAGAAATAGGTTCTAAATCACTCAATCCAAGATTAATTTCTTCCATCCTATATTTATGATAAATATACACTATTTATTTTTAAGTTCTCCGCATAAGTAATTATATTTTTGTTTTTTAAATACCAAATTCCTTGTAAAAAAGAATCTGCTAAATCATCCTTTTTTGTTGTTTCTAAACAATGTCCCCATTGAGAAAATTGTGGATTGGCGTCAATAAAGTTTTTACAAAAAGTAATTCCATCCTTTTTATGCTGTTTATATGCAGTCTTTGAACCATCATTTTCTAAAATGGTTTTGTCTTTGAAATCTTTTAATTTATTGATAGATGATATGAATTCTATTACAACATTTTGAGAACATTTCATAATAAAATATTGAGCACACATACCTTGTATTGTTTTCATACGAGTTGCAATAGTAGATATTTGGTTCTCAATAATAACATGTGTAATGTCTTCAATGCCAGGTATTTCATTCAATAATTTTTTCATGTTCTTTCCAATACACACTAAATCAGTATCATTTGCGGATTTCGTTTTGACTGGTTTAATAATTTCTAGTGTTTTTTTTTCAAAAAATGCCAACATTTTTTCTAAATATCCTTTTTTTGTGGTAGGAATTGCGATTTGAGTTGGAGGAGTAAAAGAAATAGTTCCTACATTTTCTGGTAAAAACACTCCATATTTATTTCCTAAACTTTGCAAATCTTCTATTTTCATTTTTTTTAAAGAGGCTGGTGAATATTCTTTATTTGGTAATAAAAACCCACTCATTTTTGCATGTTTTTCACAATAATACAAATCGTTTTTTTTAAATTTTGCTTTTTTTCCACATATTGGCGCAGGTGTATTTGATTTCTTTTTCTGTACCAATTTACAGTTACATGTTGCAATATCTGGTTTATCATCTAATAAATTGAGAACATTCCAATTATCGATAGTTATTGGAGAACCTGGATTCTCTATATTGAAAATACAATATGCTAAATTTTTAATACCGACATCAAAACTAATTATTTTCATGTTCTCAAATGCTCAAATAAATATATGCAATAATATTGTTTATATTTATTTTTCAAGAAACCATTTATTTTTTTGGAGATGCAGAATTTGCTAATAATTGTTCTTGTGTAATTGCAGGAGCTACTTTGCGAGAATTCAATTGTTCTCTTGACAAATACAAATTCTTCAAATCACTGGTTTTGTATCCAGTTGGTTTTGAATCGTCTAAAAATGATTTGAACGAAAATGGTCCACCATTTGAAGATTCTGGTTTTTCATCTAATTTGATATATCCAACGTCATTTGCAGATTCTCTAAAATTGGTTTTCATAATACTATTAGCATTTTGTGTTAAATATCTGCGGTATTGCCAATTGGATTTAATTCCATTTTCTTCTATTAATTGTTTATTTGCAACGGCTTCTGGTTGCCAAGATGCGACTAATGCGCGACCATCACTCATCAATGGAGGGAAATTATCATATTGATTATTTGCATGATATCCAAGTGATGATTCTGGAACGACTTCTCTATTGGATGGATAGGCATTATTTAAATTTTCACCAAATAAGGAGAACATGTTATATATATCCTAAATATATAATATATTTTATTTTGTTAATCACTATTTTCTAATAATTGTAACAATTCATTTTTTTTTAGTTTGCTAGGATTTGTACTTAATCCTTTTGTGATAACTAATTGTTTCAATTGGTTAGTTGTCATGTTTTTATAAACATCTTTTGGTTTACTTTCTTCTACTGTGATTTCTTTATCAGCATTTTTATCAAGTTCATCTAAAATTTTATGAACAATTACAGTTTCTGCATTTACGTCGATATCAATTAATTGTTCTTCTTCTAATGAATGGTTATCATCGGTTCCTAAATCATTTATTTCCTCAATTTCTAAATCAGTGGATTCAATATTTACGTTTATCACTTTAACAGGTTGTTCTAATTGAATTTCTTCGGCTTCAAGTGATACTACAATTTTTTGCGTATCATCTTCGGCTTCACTGTCATCTTCTTCTTCACTTTCGTCACTATCCTCTTCGCTAGACTCTTCACTAGTATCTTCCTCATCACTATCCTCTTCGCTAGAATGTTCATCCTCTTTCACTATTTCATAATCTTCAACCATGGTATGATGTATTTGTGGAGGAATTACATATTCATCGTCGAATTGTGTATCCATATATTCAAAATGTTTTTTCATTAAATTACTGGTTTCCATTAATTTAGTTGAATCCGGATTCATGTATAAAATAGAGTTACGAACGTTTGTAAGTTCTTTTACAATATTGTTAATTATTTCGAACATTGTATCATTTTTGCTTTCTAAAACAATAATTCGCTGTCTAAAATGATAAACTAGCAAAGAAATTAATACAAAAGTTATGCCTAAACTTATAAAAAAGAAGGTTTCAATAAAATTAAAAATACTCATTTTAATATTCAATTATAATTTTTTAATTATATACAAACGAAATATTCTACAAATATATATTATAATTGTATAGTAAATGAATTCGGTTCAAACAAATATGGAAGCTTTAAAACCCACTTTTATAGAAAGTAGTGAATCAATGTTTAGCAATAAAAACACTATTATATTTTTATTAGCCGTTTTATTAATTTTTTCTTTTTTAGGCATAAATATTTTAACTATTTTGGGAAATATCATTCAAACATTTATTCAAATAATTGGACCCTTGGTATCCCAAATATTGTCTATTTTTGGATATACCACTGGAACAGTATTAAACAAAACCGCTGACATTGTTGCAGACACTGCTAAATCAGGTATTGATATTGCAGAAGGCTCAATTCAATCCGTTGGAAATATTCTACGTGATGCAAGTAATCCTCATGTAGATGAAAATGCAAAGCGAAATTTGGATACTGCATTAAATGACGGTAGAATTTTGAAAGGAGAACCCAGTGCGGATAGTAGCGAAAATCCTATTCAAAAACCAATTACATCAGGTAAACAAAGTTGGTGTTTGGTTGGTGAATATCAAGGAAAAAGAGGATGCATTGAAGTCAATCAACATGACAGATGTTTATCCGGTCAAGTATTTCCTTCCCAAAAGATGTGTCTAAATCCAACCCTTAGTCAAAATAAATAATTCTATGTTTTAGATGTAATAGTTGGTAAACCATAATCAATCCATCCAGCTACGGGAACTCCTTGTACAGGAGATAATCCATACCCAAATTTTATGGAAATCACATTGTACCCTAATAATTTCAATAAAGTTAAAATTTGACTACTTGTATGTCCAACATAACAAATTAAAAAAATTGGTTTGTCTTTTGGCAATTTTTTTAAATTTTTTTCATCTAATATATCCAACCAATATATGTTTTTTGAGCCTTTAACGTGCATTTTTTTATATTCTTTTTCATCTCTCAAATCAATTAATAAATAATCTTTCTTTTTCAAGTAATAATTATTATAAAAATCTATTGGAGTTATATAATTCCAATCATCTTTTGTTTTTATAAGGTATTGACGTAAAAAATCAACGTTCATATAAATATATTTACAAAATAAAATTATCATAAATGAAAATATTTAATCAAAATAAATAGGTAAATTTTGGTTGACAAGCTCGGCTACTCCATTTTCATGCCATTTCACAACTAATGTAAATACTTCTACGCCGGAATCCACTGCATTTTTTAATGCATTTCTATATTCAGGGTCCACTACTGATGCTTGAAACCGGTTCACATCATCACGTTGAATAACAAAACAAATTATACAACGTGTTTTTGACATTTCCTTTATTTTTTTTAGTTCACAAATATGTTTTAATGCACGCGGACTTATAGTATCCGTTATTTTTTTTCTATATCCATCCGGAAAATATGCGATTTTGGAATTCCAATCCCGTCCGGAAAAGTCTATTTTACCTCGTTCATTTAATGGTAAATCTTCATAATCCGCTAATGGAACATTTTTGACCTCCATAATGAATGGAATTCCATTTTCATCAATTCCTGTAAAATCAAATCGCGAATCAATTTGATTTTCCACATGTATTGTAGTTTCACGTCTATATGATTTAATATTTTTTAATTTTGATAGTAAATTTTGTTTCAATGCACTTTCTGCCAATTCTTCTGCCATTTTTGGATTTATACCAACAATAACATTGTTTATTGTATCATTTAGTATGGATAAATAAATACGATGGGTGCATTTTTGTTTATTATTTCCACTTTTAGATTCTGGTGTAAGTGTCATTAATACTTGTGCACCAGTATCAGCTAAACCACAACATCCCAATGCAGCAGTATGTGCAATAACTTCTGTATTTGTATCGCATAATAAAACATCCGCAACATATGGTGATTTTATATGTTTAGATGGACGCTTAACCACATCACCTTTCACTAAGTTAGGAATAAGTAAGAGAATATTTGAAATTTCAGGATTAATAATATTTTGTAACATTTCTATTATACAAATAAATACCGTATATATTTTGAGTACAATATAGTATATTATACAAGTTAGTATTATACTGACGATTATCATATATTTTTAATTTTATGGAATAATAAATTAAATACATCAATTTTTTGATTTTTACAAAAAATTGATAAAATCTGTATATTTGAACAATTACTATAAATTAAAAAATGAAATTATTTACTGGTTCATTCAATGATATTTGGACGGTAATTGGAATAACACTATTATTAATTTTAGCATTACGATGTTTATGTATATTTGTTTATCCATTATTTTGTTGTATTGATAAAAAAATAACAAATAGTGAAAATACAAATGATTTACATAATATAATAAATACAAACGAAGTAGTTACATCGATAGATATACATGATATACCGTTAGTAGAAGTATCATTGGAAGATGATGAAGAAACGTGTAGAAATGTTCCAATTGCAAGAATGGTTTAATTTCTTTATTGTAAAAAATATATATAATAAAATAAACATAAATATTTATATTGTATATTATTATAAATTATGGATAATAATAATGATGATGATACTTTTTTTATATATTCTATTATGTTAGAACATGATTATATATTATTACATGCCTCACTAAAAACTGATATAACCGAAGTAAAATGTGAATGTGAAAAAATGTATGAAATTACGCAATTACATAAACCAGTTGCAATAATAGATATGATATGTCATACAAAAGATTTATCGTTATTGGATTATTATGTAAAGAAATATATGTTACAATACGGCATTTTTTACGTTCGTGGGGGTTCATATTTGGAGCCAATTCTTCCAGAATATTTATCAAAATCCCTTGAAAATGAATTTAAAACATTAGAATCTTATAAAAAAAAATATAATAACCCTATGATTCCAAAATATTCACCAGAATATATAGAATTAAATGAAAAATATAGATGTCTACGAGAATTTGAAGATATTAACGGAAAAACATATGTAATTACACGGGATATAATTAAAGATTTTGAATGGATTTCGGACAAAATAAATTTTTTTAGAAATGCAATTTTAAATTTGATTGATTATGAAATGAAAAATGGTATAATTTTTAATAAAAATAATGACGGATATTTAGTATCTTATTTTGAGTTGGATGAGTATAATCAATCCATATACAATTATACAATTTACAATATTCGAAAAATTATAGAAAAATTTTTCATAATATACAAAGATAATGCATACAAACTATTTGAAAATGAAAATAAAAAAACTATTGTGGATGAGAGTTTATTGACTTTATCCAATTATGACAGTAATCAAATAAATGAATTATTAAAAAATACGGAATTTTTTATATATTCAGTTATTAATCATTTGGATGAATTGGATTTTAATTTATCAACTATAATGTAAAATGGTTTCTAAATACCACTAAAAACAAATCCTATATTTTGTGATGATGATTGAGTACCGGTAATGTTACAGTTATTTTTATAATTAAGGTTATTTGTTGATAAATTACAAAAAGCACCGTAGGTAGTAATTGTAAATGCAGAATTTGAAGTGGGGGATGTAACAGTAAATTTTAATTTAATATCATATACCATATTATCAAGCGTATTTAATGTAATATTATTAATGGATATATTTCCTACATGTAATATAGCATTGAATTGTCCGACTGATGACTGTTGAATATTTACAGTCAAATTATTTAAACCTGAAAAAGTAACAGGTGGCGATAAGACCATTGTATCATTATAATATATATTGCATTCAATATTAGAAATTGAAAATGTTAATAGGGTAGAATATTCTCTTGTATTCACATTACCTGCAACATATAATCCAACAGACGTTTGAATGTTAAATGTATATATAGGATTGTCGATATATTGACGAATACCCAACAATGTAAGAAGTGTTTCACTTCCATTTATACATAATATATCGTTATATGGATTCGTATTCCATTTTTGGTCATTTTTTTCATCTAGAATAGAATAGGAACGCGTGACATTATAATTATATAATGGAACCGCAGGGTCTTCATATAAATTCATGACTGGTCCAGGAACACCAGATGACGATGTAGGTATTAATAATGAACTATCGGAAGGGCAATCAATACGATTATTCGTTGTAGCGCTTTTTATAATATCAGATTGAGGTATTGTTCTTCGTTGATAATTGCCACTAATTAATTGTGCCCATCTTTCTGACTTAGTAAAATTATTCGTTTTTGAATTTGTATTACTCGCAGAATATTTCAATATTTCCGCTTTTCTCCTCATATTTAATTGAAATACTGTATATTGTGGATAAGGAGAAACTGGTGTAAATCGAGTAGGTGGAATATTTAATAATTGCATTTTTCTACGCTGATTAAGCGAATTTTCAATAGTATTGCAATTAGGTTCTCCCATTTTATACATTATAAAATCATTTTAAATTTTGTAAATGATTTTATTTACATATTTCTGTTTGGTATATACCACATATTTGATATATATGAAAATGTAGGGTCGGAAACATTGTTAATATTCGATGAAATTTGACCAGGTTTAAGATTAGGTCCCCCTAGTACCAAAGTATTGATTTCAAAAATATTGAGGGAATAATTAAAGTATCTTAAATTGGAAATTTTTCCAGTGAATCCACCATCCTTAGATATTTGCACATCATTATAGTTTTGTAATGGAACGTTGTCAAATATTAAACGATTTGAAATAGTGCCATTAACATACACATCCATTATTTTGTTTTCAACACGGAATGTGACATTAAACCATTTGTTCAAAGGAATATTTTTAATATCTACATATGTATTTGGAACAATGGTATCGTTATATGGAGTATCAGTCACAACCGTATCCATTATCAATTTTAAATTCGCCTTTGTATTATTTTCAGAATCTTTAACTAAGTATAAACCTGGTCCATTGATGGTATAAATCCCCTTTGCATTTTTTGTTAAATCTCCTTTGCTAAAAATATGGTGGAAATTATTATCATTTGGAACAGATGAAATTATTAACCATACCGACCATGTAAATTCAATTCCCTTGGATTCATTATTTGAACGTTTTATTATAATAGAATCACTATTTTTAGGGTTTTGTGATATTGTAGCAGATTCATTACCACTAATGGTTCCGCGTACGATGTATGGATTATTACTAGGTTGCATAAAATATCCAATTAACATGATACCTAAATTTAAAATAAACATGAAAACGATTATAACTAAAACTAAAAAGGCGAATTTTGCAATAATACTATTGGATTCTAAAAAATCTGTACTTGCATTCACTATTTCTTTTGAAGAAAAATCATTAAGAGTGTTTCCAATATTTTGTTTTACCGAATCTATGTTATTGGATACAGTAGCAATACCTTGACTCAAATTTTGTTGTATATTAGCAGGATTGAGAGTTTCTGGTAAGTTAATATTTTCGATTTGTCTTGCAATTGTTTGACTTGGTGCTTGAATATTATTCATATTTAATTATAATTATATATAATTATAGCTAAATTAATTTTGAAAATTTATATAATAGAAAATTTTTGTTGCTCTACATTATCTTTTTTGAAACTAATATCTACTCCATAAGAACTAAACATTTTCTTTAAACTGTTACCACCGTTACCTGACATGTAATTTGACCAAGCAGTTTGCGGGTCAACTGGTGAAGTTATTCTTTGAAATTTTGCTAAATGTGCATTGAAAGTACCAACAAAAATATCAGAATCACTTACAATTGGTTGATTTTGTAATTGTTGTGATGTTACTAATTTTCCATCAATATAACAATCCACTATTTTATTATCAACACTAATAATTATATATGCCCATTTTTGAACAGGAAAATTATTTGTAATAGTTATTGTTTCCGATGGTTGTGTTGGTGAAATATTTGTATAGAATTCACATTTCAAAGTAGGAGAAAATTGGTCTAAATATAGTCTTATATCGGAATGTTCTGGTATTTCTGTTGTTTTTGCAACTTTATTTCTAAAAAAAATGTCTTTTTTTTGATTGGAATCCCAACTGTCAATATATATCCATACTCCATATGCATATCGTGTTGAAGTTGAATTGACTACATCTCCTTTTTTAGTAAAAGCGGTAGCTGATGAAGTTTTTGAAAGGTCTATTAATGCGCCCAATGTAGATGTACTTGTAGTGAAATATTTATATAATATATATATCAAAATTAACATAACAACCCCTAAAATTATTGCTACTGGACTCATTCAATTGTTATATTTTAATAGTATATTTTATTGTGTAACAAAATATACTATTTCTATTCCGGATTTTCTATTAAACTGGTGGATTTTTTAATACATTCAAAGTATACAAATTTGCAATATCCGTGTTTGTAAGAGGAACTGTGAAATATTGTACATTGCAAATTGCACCATCTAAACCATTTTCATTTCCAACGGTGAATTCATCGGATGATGAATAAACTGGTAAATCATTACTAAATTCATATGTTTTTTCTAATTTACCATTTATGAAAAGGTCTACTCTCGAATTATTATAGTTAAAAACGAAATTGTGCCATTTCTGGGTAGGTAATGATATTTTATATGTAGATTCATCTGTATTTGAAAATTGGAAAATATAGTTATCACCAGTTTTATCAATTATATAAGATACATATGGTTTATAATGATAATTATTATTTGAATCAATATGTCCATATTTAAATATAGTATTTTTTTGAACGCTTGATATATTTGAAACGGAATGTGTGTTTATAATTGTCCATAAAGAAATAGAATAATTGGTTCTATATTTTAGTACAGAAGTTATTTGGTCAACTGAATCTTTATTATCTAAAACTGCAATTTTACTAGTTGCTATTAATTTTTCTTTATTTAAATATGTTGGATTTTGTAATAATACTGTACTTTTAGTTTTAATTGATTTCGAAATGATGGTTGGTAAATAAATATAAAATAATATTAACAAAATTTCAATTACAAATAAAATATAAACTGTATTTGGTGTAATTTTTAATTGTTGTTTAATATATTCAACAAATTCAATTAATAAACAAGGAATAAAGAAAATGAGTTCAACTATGAAACGACTATATCCAGTTAAACTATTTGCATATTCCATTATAATTTTATAAAAAATGGCAAATCCAATCAATGCAATCAGTGGTATCAATAAATATTTTGAAAAAAATGAAAAAATATATAATGTGGTTTTATTTGTAGAACTCCATATAAATACACCGACCACTGCAATTATACACAATATTAACAACCCGATAAATGCGTTTTCAGGTGTTTTATTGAATATACTATACATCATAAATAATAGAAAAGGAATAAATATAAATAAAACGTATTTATACGCATTTTGAGTAAGAGCTTCTGGGTCTTTAATTGCATAATGAATTACTACTGATAGTAATATTACAAAAATAAATACAGGTATATTTGACATAAAATCATTTTTTAAATAATCTGCACTTTTAGCAAAATCATTATCTTTCATATAGTTCATTACATTGTCAGCTGTAATATTCGAACCAGATGTTATCATTAACGTTGAAATTAGAAAGATTATTCCAAATATTACAATTATAGGTATTCCTGTATCTAATTTGACTTTTTCATATCCAACTAAAAAACTAAATATAAATGTCAATATAAATCCAAGTGATGCCAATACATAAACCCACCAATTACTATATTCTTTATAAAAAAATGGAAGAATAAGAAATATTAACCCAAATATAATAGTCATAGGTATTCCTATTTTCATATTTACCCGATTATATCCAAGTAAAAATCCAAATATTAAGGTCAATACACATGCAACTGCAATAATTACATGATACCACCATGGTATTATTAGCAATGGTAGAAAAAATGCAATTAAACCAAATAATATTATTGCAGGTGCGGCTGATTTAAAATCGATATATTTAAAACCAAATAATAATGCTAGTACGATTGTTACTAAAAATGAAAAACCAAGTATACTTTTTGTAATAATATCGTCTTTTTGTAAACTTAACATTAAACATACTAATCCAAATGTCATAATAACTGGCAATGTTTGTTGTAATCCCAATCCTTTCAAATTTGTTTTTAAAGATGCAAATATCACAAATAAAATAATCATCAAACATGCAATAAATAACAAAAATTGACGGAAATATCCATTATTTGTAATGTCATTCATTAAATTTATAATAAAATCATTTTTACCAAAAGCCATTATTAAAATTAATAAAGCAGTAAATACGAGTGGAATACCGATTGCAGCACCTTTGGCCCGGTTATCCATTTTAATATTATTCATCTATACTATATAATATAGAATAATATTTTGTTTTGTATTATAAATTCTCAATAGCGGTTTTTTCTCCATGACAATCTCTACATAAAGCTTCTAAATTATCCACATGATTACTTCCGCCATGTTCTAAACGTGTCTTATGATCAACTTCAAACCATGCAGGTAATTGTTTAGTGCATCTGCCACATCGCCAATTTTGTCGAGCGGCTACAAACTTCTTTTTTGTTTCACTTACTGAGCGTTTAGTAGCTTTACCACCAGATGCATTCGGATTACCAGAATTCATAACACGTGATTGTTGGTATGGCATTTGAATAAATGGATGCGAATAATCGCTATGTTCATCATTTGCAAATGTTTGTTTCGTAGTAAAATCTAAAATGGGGGATATAAATTTGGTGGCATTTCTATCTACTGGCATATATTTCAAATATTCATTGGAAGTCATTAAAATATTTTTTGCATGAAGTGGATTTTTTTTAATCAAAATGTAAATAACAAATGCCGCAAAAACGACACCTGCCATTTTGTAATATTTTTTCCATGATAATGCTATTTTCAAATATTTACCATCCGTGTATATGTTTGCTACAATAAACGCAGTAATTAATATTAATACTATTTCAATTCTCATATATTTTATATATTATGAGTAGAATTTAATAAATAAAATATTTTCATCAATGATAATACATGTATATAAAAAACAAGCATATTAATATAATAGCAAAGTGTATATAATGCTTATTAATGTGAAATCTTTCAGCTAAAGATATTTGTTTAGGTTTGTATTCAGAATAATATTTATCATATGCTTCTTCGAATAATAATTGTTCTTTGCCTAATATAGCGTTTATTTTATTATGTATAAAAAACATCCAACGAATAAAAGAATCTCGATTATCTAAATATGGCGATACTGGATATTTGTCCAATAAACTACTAAATTTATTTCCAATTTCCGTATTTGGAATAAATAATGGTAAATTTTGTATAAAATCATAATATTTACGTTTTGTTACTTTATTTGGAGTTAGTGGATATGAATGTGCTATTGTATGTAGAAAAAACCAATAATGAGGTCCCCATACATTCGGATCAAATAACATATTCGGAAATGAAAACTATATAGAAACATTGGAATATAATCATAGAGAAAGCACGAATAATGAATAATAATATAGACAACTATTGTAATAATTGTGGAAAATATGGACACCTGTATCATCAATGTAAAACACCTATTACGAGTTTTGGAATAATAGTATTTCGTATAAAAGAAGATATTCCACAATATTTGATGATACGTCGTAAAGATACATTAGGATATATTGATTTTATGCGAGGAAAATATTCAATTTATAACAAATATTTTATAATGAATATGCTAAAACAAATGACTATTGAGGAAAAACAAAAATTGTTAGATAATGATTTTGATAAGTTATGGATAGAATTATGGGGTACAAGTTCATCTGTATTAACCCAATATAAATCAGAAGAAATAAGTTCAAAAGAAAAATTTAACTTATTAAAAGAAGGTGTATATACAAAAATTGGGTTTTATAATATGAAACAATTGATAGAAGAAAGCAAACAGTATGATTCGTGGAGTGAGCCTGAATGGGGATTCCCAAAAGGACGTCGTAATTATCAAGAAACCGATTATGAATGTGCATTACGGGAATTTTCAGAAGAAACTGGATATTCCGTTAAAAAATTAAAAAATGTTCATAATATATTACCATTTGAAGAAATTTTTACAGGGTCTAATTACAAGTCATATAAACATAAATATTATTTAACATATATGAAATATGAAGATACTACTATAAATACCAGTTATCAAAAAGATGAAGTTAGTCAAATGACATGGAAAGATTATGATGAATGTATTTCTTCTATGCGAACATATAATTTAGAAAAAATGAGATTAATTACAAATATACATAATGCTATTAAAAAATACAAGATATATAGCGGATAAATATGTATAAAATAATGTTTTTATGAATATATAAATATATACTGTTATTTTAAGAGTATATATTATGAACATTAATTCTAACTCCAAAAAAGGGAAAAAAGAAAAAAGATGTCCAAATGGAACTAGAAAAAATAAGAAGACCGGTAACTGTGACCCGATTCTTATTGAACCTCCAATTGTAAATCCTTCCATTATAGCACCAGCTCAACCAGTTACTATAAAAAAAAGTGAATTGGTTCTTCCAAAAAGTACACCGAATTTACCTTTGGCCAATGTAGCCCCCTCATCACAAATTGATACTGAGCCAAAAAGTGATTTTAATTTTACTGAAATGGTTTCTAGTATTTTTACACCGAATACTCAAAGTGTTTCAAATGAACCAGTTTTGGAAAATATTGCAATAGAAAAAGTAAACGAAGAACTTAACGGTCCAAATGTACAAAACGAAGTGGAAAATGTTGCAACTGAAAAAGTAAATGAAATAGTTGAACCTGTTGCAATAGAAAACGTAAACGAAGAATCAAAAGTTATTCAAAATAAAGATAAAAGATGTCCAAATGGAACAAGAAAAAATCCTAAAACAGGAATATGTGAACCTATTAAAAACAGAACAGCAAAGAAATCAAAAGAATTATCAGAAAAACCAAGTAAAACTCCTGTTGTACAAATACAACCACTAATTCAAAAACCAATTGAGAACATAACAAAAATACCGATTGCTGATACTGAAATAGTTGAACCAAATAAAGATACATTAATTAATATTGATTCATCTATCAGTGCACTAACCCCAGATTCAAATAAATATTTATTGAAAAAGGAAAAGATGGAATATGATTATAATGCTACAAATACAGATTATGATTTTTTATATCCAGAATTAAACGACCCTAATTTCAATATTAAAATTGCAAAACGTAAAGAATTTAATGATACAAAATACGACGGAACAATTCACGATATTAAAAAACAAGCAAATATACTATGTAATGCGAAATTCGAATTAATGCCTCATCAATTATTTGTGAAAAATTTCATGTCATTTCAAACGCCATATAACAGTTTATTATTATATAATGCACTTGGTAGTGGAAAAACATGCAGTGCTATTGGTATTGCAGAAGAAATGAGGTCATATATGAAACAAATTGGAATTAAACAACGTATTATAGTGGTTGCATCTCCTAATGTTCAATCCAATTTCAGATTACAATTATTTGATGAACGTAAATTGGAGCTAATTCGTAATTCCAATGTGGATACTGGTTTATGGAATATAGAATCATGTGTAGGAAATTCACTCATTAATGAAGTAAACCCTACTCAATTAAAAGGATTACCTCGTGACAAAGTAATAAGTCATATTAAACGAATCATCAATAATTATTATTTGTTTATGGGGTATGGCCAATTAGCAAACTATATATCCAACTCTATAAAAGATGAAAATGGAGAACTTTCGGGAGAAGCATTGCGTAAAATGGAAATCCGAAAAATTAAAAAGATTTTCAATAATCGTCTTATTATAATAGATGAAGTGCATAATATACGTTTAGCAGATGACAATAATAGTGAAAAGAAGAAAACCGCACTATTATTAATGAAAGTCGCAAAATATGCTGAAAATTTACGATTGTTGTTATTGTCTGCAACTCCAATGTTTAATTCATATAAAGAAATTGTATGGTTAACTAATTTAATGAATATAAATGATAAACGTGCAACAATTGAATTAACTGACATATTTGATAAAGATGGTAATTTTAAACCAAGTTCAACATCACCAGATGGGTCGGTTATAGAAGGCGGAAAAGAATTATTACAAAGAAAATTAACGGGATATGTATCTTATGTTCGAGGTGAGAACCCATATTCATTTCCATATCGTATATATCCAAATGATTTTGCAAAAGACCATACATTTTTAGAGAATCAATATCCAACAAAGCAAATGAACGATTCAGAAATAGACATTCCATTGAAATATATTAATGTATATACCAACAAAATCGGCGATTATCAATCAAAAGGCTATAAAATGATTATTGATTACATGAAACATCGTTCATATGACGTATATAATAAATATGGAGAAATACGTGAAATGCCTTCTTTTGAGAACATGGAATCATTTGGTTATACATTATTACAAACCCCATTAGAAGCATTGAATATTGTATATCCAAATGCTGAAATGGATAATATGAATGATATCACCGATGCAAATACAGAACAAATTATATCAGATGTTGTAGGAAAAAATGGGTTATCTAAAATAATGAATTCAGTTGAAGAAACACAACAATTTCAAAGATTAAGATATAATTTTGAATATAAACCAGATGTTCTCAAAAAGTACGGACCAATCTTCAATAGAGAACATTTATATAAATATAGTGCAAAAATCGCAAATATATGTGATATTATTAGTAAATCAAAAGGGATTGTTCTCATTTATTCTCAATATATTGATGGTGGGGTAGTTCCATTAGCATTAGCACTAGAAGAAATGGGATTTTCGCGATATAGTAGTTCTGAAAATACAAAGAATTTGTTTAAAACTGCTAGAACCGAACAAATAGACGCAATTACAATGAAACCGAAATCAATGTTTGGTAAAGATACATCCGAGTTTAATCCTGCGAAATATGTTATGATAACCGGGGATAAAGCATTTTCTCCAAATAATGCAGCTGATATGAAATACGTAACTAATAATGATAATATAAATGGCGAAAAAGTGAAAGTAGTCTTGATTTCAAAAGCGGGAGCAGAAGGATTAGATTTTAAATGTATTCGTCAAGTACATGTATTGGAACCTTGGTATAATATGAATCGTATTGAACAAATTATTGGACGTGGTGTTCGTAATTTAAGTCATTGTAAGTTACCATTTGAAGAACGTAATGTCGAAATATATCTACATGGCACATTACTAGATAATGAAGATGAAGCCGCGGATTTATATGTTTACAGATTGGCTGAGAAAAAAGCACTTCAAATAGGAAAGATTACCCGTATTTTAAAAGAAGTATCGGTGGATTGCATATTGAACATTGGCCAAAATAATTATACAGTAGAAAAAATGCTGGAAATACCGCAAAATCAAAATATAGAAATCAATTTATCAAGCAATAAAACAATTCAATATAAAATTGGTGATAAACCATTTACTGATATATGCGATTATATGGACAATTGCGCATATACATGTAGTCCAACTGCGAATATAGAAGAAGGCGATATTATTAAAGATACATATACAGAATCATTTGTAAAGATGAATCAACAACGTATTATATCAAGAATAATGCAACTATATAGAGAACATAATGTATATACAAGAAATCAATTAATCAATTCAATTAATATTGTGAAACAATATCCAATAGAACAAATTTTTAGCGCATTAACCTATTTAATTGAGAACAAGAATGAATATTTGATTGATAAATATGGAAGATTAGGTAATTTGGTAAATAAAGACATGTATTATTTATTCCAACCAATTGAAATTACAGATGAAAAAGCATCTATATATGAACGAACTGTTCCAATTGAATATAAACGAAAATCTTTTTCATTAGAATATTCAACTGAAGTTCCAAAAGAAGCAGAAGAAACTGAAATTGTGAATAAAAAAGATAAAAAAATAACTGAAATTAAAGAACAACCACAAGGTTCTCAAAAATCACCAGAAAAGAAGAAAGAATCAAAAACATTTATTACATTGATGAAAGAAATAGAAGAATCATTGGATTTTGTATATAACACTAAAAAATTATCCAAAGGGGAGAAAAATTGGTATAAACATTCAGCAATGGTAATTAATATATTAATTAATGATTTTGGGTTTACAAATGAGAACATTCGAGAATATATGATAGAACATATATTAGATATGTTATTGTTCTCGGATAAGATGATTTTAATAAAACATTTTTATAGCGAGAACGTTGAACCAAAAGGATTAAACGAGCAATTAATAAAACAATATTTAGATAAAAGAATATTGCGTTCGGGCGATTATTGGGGAATGGTTCTCATTAAAGATGATGTATTAAAGATTTTTACAAAAGATGAGAACAATGAATTTGTAGAAGTTGACACAGATGATTATCAATTATTTGTAAAGGATTTGGTAAGATTTGATGTAAAGAAAAATACATTGAATAATATGGTTGGATTTATTAATATGTTTGTTTCAAAAAAATCAAACCAGAAAGAAATGGTATTTAAAATCAAAGATTTGACACAGAAACGAAATAATACAGGAGCTCGCGCAGATGATGCCGGAAAAGAAAAAATAATAAAATTTTTGAATATAATATTAGAAGAACCAAAATACAATGATGAGAACACAGAGAAAATAACACATATAGGATTATGTGCAATATTGGAATTTATCATGCGTAGGTTGAATATAGTAAACAAAAAAGGAAAAGTGTTTTTCTTGAACCCAGAGCAGACTGCAATTACGCAAATTGTAAAATTCTCATTTTAGAATAATATATTTATAAAACGATTTAATAAATATACTATATATAATTTATACTGGTATTATGAGTGAATTTCAAAATGATAAATTAGTATTTTATTTTGAAGAAATAAATGATTCAAAAAAAGATATGCAAATTTTTATTGTATTTGATGAATATGAAGAAGAATATTACATTACAGGCGTTCGTAATTCAAAAAAGATAGATTTTAATCAATTTAAATTTTATTGTAAAAGTGCAAATAAAGTACATGATTATATTTCATCTATTATTGATAATTTATCCACATTCAATTATACATTGTATAATTTTTCAAATCTATGTTATGACAGTGATATAGATTACTATCTATTGGAAGAAAGAAGACAATTAGAATGTGAGATTGTAGGGTTTGATGAAAGAACATATAAAAGTTTCATGCGAAAATTAAAAATCATGTTGAAAAATTTGAAAAACGTGAGATATTAATCAGTATATTTTTCATAAAAGTATAAAGATAATTTAGTTTCTATTGTATAATGACAGAAAAAGGATGTGTATATAAAATAGGTGATATAGAATTTTCAAATTCAATAATGAATGCAAGTGGATGTTGGGTAATGAATGAAGAACAAATTATAGATTTATATAATAGTGATTTGGGTGGTATAATAGCCAAAACATGTACTATTTTTTCAAAAGAAGGTAATCCAGAGCCGAATTATTATGAAAAAGACGGTATTCATTTTAACTCAAAAGGATTACCAAATATGGGATATCAATATTACAGAAATTTGTCTAAAACAATAACTGATAAACCATATATATTATCAATCGCTTTTCAAGATTATGAAAAATTAAAAATAATATTGGAAGATTATGATAATTTTGTTGATAAAAATGTACTAGTAGAAATGAATTTGAGTTGTCCAAATTTAGAAAATGAAATACCAGGTTATTATTGTGATTATATTGAAAAATTATTAGATTTTATAAATAGTCTTGGATTAAAAAATATAAAAATTGGTCTAAAATTTCCACCGTTTTTACAAAAAATAGCTATTGAAGAAATGTCTGAAATATTAAATAAATATACACATATTGTTAAATATATTGTATCTGCAAATTCAATACCAAATTGTGTATCCTTATTGGATGGAAATCCCGTTTTATCCAATGTATATGGTGGTATGTCAGGAAAATTGAATAAACATATTGCATTATCAAATGTGATTCAATTTTCAAAATTATTGAATAAAAATATAAAAATAGTAGGTTGCGGTGGAATAGATAATATAGAAGATGTAATGGAATATTTAAATAACGGCGCTGATTTTGTTCAAATAGCGAGTTGTTTTTATGATAGTAAAAATGATAAATTAAATATGAATAAAATAAACAAATTGATGTATAGTTATGAAACATTTACGAAACACTAATAAATCAATATATTTTTGATGTTTAACGTAAAAAATTGAAGAAAACACTTTAACTATAATAATATAAAATCTACTTATTATATTATTAACAATGGAACAAACTGCTAAAACACGTAATATTGAAAAGTCAAAAATATATGGCGTATATATTCGTTCTTTATTGACGCAAAAAATAGTAATATCTATGAATGAAGTCGGAAAGAACATAAAACAGAATTTAGAAAAAAAGATAAGTTCAAAAATAGAAGGAAAATGTATTAAAGAAGGATTCATAAAACCAAAGTCGGTAAATGTAATTAGTTATTCAAGTGGATTAGTGAATTTATCATATATTGAATTTGAAGTTGTATTTGAATGTATGATTTGTCACCCAGTAGAAGGTATGTTAATTGAATGTGATGTAAAAACAGTAACCAAAGCAGGAATACATGCAGTAGTTAATACAGATGACGATGTTGTTCCAGTAACTGTATTCATTGCAAGAGACCATAATTATAATGATGCGTATTTTGGCACAATAAAAGAAAATATGAAAATTATAGTTCGAGTAATTGGTGTACGTTTTGAACTGAATGACCCATATATTTGTGTAATTGGTAAATTAGTACAAAATCGAGATGAATTCAGAAAAGGTGGGGATTTGCCAAGAATCACGCTTATGGAAGAACTGGATGGATTTGAATAAAATTATAAATAATAAAATGATATATAGATATTTTATAATATACATCATCGGAGTCAATGGATTTAGAAATATTGAAAACAAAAATAGAAAAAATGTCAAAAATGCATCATATAGAAATTTTAAAAATATTAAAAAAAAATGGAAATGTAAAACTAAATGAAAATAAAAGTGGCGTATATGTAAACCTTTCTTTTTTGCCCAAGGATACCGTTTCTGAATTAGAAAATTATTTGAATTATATAGAAGACCAGGAAACTTCACTGATAATACTTGAAAATCAAAAAGAAGAATTTAAGAACAGTTTCTTTATTGAAAAAGAAGTTAAAGACGAGACGCTATGTTATAGTAGTATATCAAAATAATGTCTACATATTTACATCAAATTTTTTATAATTATAACAAATTTGATAACGAAGCAAGTTTAATCGATTTAAATGAATATATGCTTACATCTAATCTAAAACAAAACATATTAGATGCATTTAATGAAAATAATAATCCTATATATGAAGAAAAACCACAAAAAAATGAAGTAAAACGTAATGTTGATATTTATTATCCAAATAAACAAAATGCATTATTTTGGTGTGTTTATATAAATGTATATGGGTATGATAATTATATGCAAATATCCAATAAATATGGAAATGCAGAATTAGAGGAAAAACAAAAAATAATTGATTTTTTAAAAAATGGATATTCCAAACTAAAAGAAGTAAATAAAAAAGTAACAAAAACTATTATTCAAGAATGGATGTCTGAATTATTGGCTTCTTCAAAAATATCAATACCATTATTACAATTATTTAGTGTATATTACAAAAAAAATATTATCATTTATAATGAAATTAATAATACATATTTAAAATTTTCATCAGGAAATGAAGAAACCGACATGTTGCCAATGGTTATTGTAAAAAGTAGCGATAATAATTTTGGTCTATATCTTGATATAACTTATGAAAAAATTAACGAATGGATGAAAGGAATATGTTTAGAAGATATTGATAAACCATTAAAAGGTATTTCAACTTATAAAATGCCTGAATTAATAGATTTGGCGAAAAAATGTGGTATTCATGATGACCACATGAATAAACCTGAATTATATGGAAAAATTTGGAATCATTTACAATTAGCTTATACAAAATAACATATTTTATATTGATAATAAAAGAAAAACATTACAATAGCAAAAGAAAATTGAAAATATAATAGAAATAATATATGAAAATACTATATATCGTATATAATGGAATCAAAAAAAGATAGTATGGAACAAGGTGAAAACCGCGATTCGCCAGAATTAAAAAATGATAAACCAGAACCATCTATTAAAAACAGTAAAGCGGATTTTGAAAATATGGTGGAATTTTATTTAGCAAGTAATCCAATAGTTTCACAAAATAGAAAAACCAGTGAATTAGAAATTCGATTTGGTACAAATCCAAAAGTTGCTAAACCAATTTCAAAAATTGACTATGAAAATGTTGTGAAACAATTATATTCTAGCGGGTTTACTACGACTGACTCAAAAGGATTGCATACATTACGTATTAACAATGAATATTATGATATTCGTAAAGAAACTACAAAAATATCCAATATTCGTGCTGAAATTGTTGGTGTAGATATGATACAGGAATATTGTAAGTCAAATAGTATTCAAAAACTATTGGATATGCCTTCTACGGTTTCCGCATTAGGACCAAAAATAAAATTTACACAAAAATCACCATCTATCATTAATGATAAACCTTTACGCCCAGTAGATTTTACAGATTTCAATTTCCGCGCATCTTATCAAATGGAACAGGATTATGGTGTTCAATCCAATACTGTGAGAAATATTATTAATAAATGGTCCGATTCTAAAAAAATATTTCGTCATATTAATCGTGTTCGATTTTCACATGATGAATTTCCAATATTTGCGGATATTAGTATATTAAAAGGTTCAAAGAAAATTGGCAGGGTTCCTGTTCCTGAATATACAATTCAAGAAGCAGGAGTCTTTGAAAATATCGAATCATATGAAGTTGAATTAGAAATTGATAATTCAAAAGTAGGTATTGGAACCAAATATGATACTGCTCCAAAATTATTAGAAGTAATTCGTAAATGTATTCGAATCGTATTATCGGCATTACAAGGAACCAATTATCCAATTGCATACAGTGAGCGTGACCGTATATTACAATCGTATATGAAATTAATTCATGGGGATACATATGAACCTCGTAGGGTAACTACAAAGGATTTCATTGGCCCATCATCCTATACATTACAACTTGAAAATATATCCAAAAATAGTCAAAGTGCTGCTCCAAAAATATTGAATAACTATACTGTAACGGACAAGGCAGACGGAGAACGTAAACTGCTTTATATAGGTGAAAATGGTAGGATTTATATGATAGACACAAATATGAATGTAATTTTCACTGGTGCATACACAAATGAAAAAACTTTGTATGATAGTTTAATGGATGGAGAACATATTAAATACGATAAATATAATAAATATATTAATTTATATGCCGCATTTGACGTGTATTATATTCATAAAAAGAGTGTTCGTGAGTTGGCATTTACAAAAAGTGTACCAATGGATGAAGAATTGGCAGAAAATTTATTTAGATTAAATTTATTGAAAAAAGGTATTAGTTTATTAGAACCACGTTCTATTATTGACACCGGAAAAAAAGATACTACAAATCCTTGCGAATTCAGTATTAAATGCAAGGAATTTTATAAATCATCCGATGACAATAGTATATTTCAAGCATGTTCATCTATTTTATCTAATATTAACCAAGGGTTGTATCCATATAATACCGACGGTTTAATTTTCACACCTGCAAATACTGGTGTGGGAAGCGATATGATTGGCGTAGCGGGTCCTCTATACAAATCAACATGGGAACAATCATTCAAATGGAAACCTGCTAATTTCAATACAATTGATTTCTTGGTATCTGTAAAAAAAGATAAAAACGGAAAAGACGAAATTCATAATGTATTTCAAGATGGTAAGAATGTAGGAGCGATTCAAGATGTAGTTCAATATAAAACACTTGTTTTGAGATGTGGATTTGATGCAAATAATCATCGTTTCTTAAATCCATTTGAAGATGTTATAAACGATAATTTACCAAATCAGGATGTAAGTAATGAAGAAAGATACAAACCAGTTCCATTTCAACCAACCGACCCATATGACCCAAATGCTTGTTACTGTAATGTATTATTGCATAAAGATGGAAATGGTGATTTATATATGAAAACCGAAGAAGGTGAATATTTCGAAGAAGATAGTATTGTTGAATTCAAATATGATATGTCATTGGAAGGTGCATGGAAATGGGTACCATTGCGTATGCGTTATGATAAAACCGCTGAATTAAGAGCCGGTTTGAAAAATTATGGAAATGCATATCATGTAGCAAACAGTAATTGGCATTCTATACATAATCCAATTACCGAAGATATGATTATGACTGGAACTGGAATACCAGAAGAAGTAGAAGATAGTGACGTATATTACAATCGTTCATCCAAAGATACTTCCACCAAAGCACTTCGTGATTTCCATAATTTATATGTTAAAAAGAAATTAATATTAGGCGTTTCAACTCGTAAAGATACACTTATCGATTATGCAGTTGGAAAAGCCGGTGATTTACCAAAATGGATACGTGCGCATTTATCATTTGTATTTGGTATTGATATTTCCCGAGATAATATTCAAAATAGTTTAGATGGTGCATGTGCACGATATTTAAAATCATTCAAAAAGAATAATCGTAATGAATTGCCTGGTGCAATATTCCTTCAAGGAAATAGTGGGGTAAATATCCGAAATGGTAAAGCATTTATGACCGAAAAAGAAAAAATGATTTCACGTGCAATATTTGGAAATGGACCAAAAGATAGAAAAGAATTAAAAGAGGGTGTTTATAAAAACTACGGTGTAGGGCATGACGGGTTCAATATAAGTTCTTGTCAATTCGCAATGCATTATTTCTTTGAAAATAATACTACATTTCATTCCTTCTTGCGAAACTTAGCTGAATGTACAAAAATGGGCGGCTATTTTATTGGAACATGTTATGATGGCAAATCCGTATTTGAAAAATTAAAAAATAAAAATAAAGGAGAAAGCGTTTCTATTATGCGAGAAGACAAAAAAATGTATGAAATTACCAAAATGTATGATGAAACTGGATTTCCAGATGATGAATTGAGTATTGGATATACGATTAATGTGTATCAAGAATCGATTAATAAAACATTTGCTGAATATTTGGTAAATTTCAATTATTTAATAAGAATGATGGAGAATTATGGATTCGTCTTAGCAACAAAAGAAGAAGCTGTGAAAATGGATTTACCGAATGGAACTGGTTTATTCGATGAACTATATACACATATGACACGTGAAATTGAAAGAGAGCCAAATAAAGTATACGATTATGGAACAGCAAATAAAATGACAACCGATGAAAAATGGATTTCGTTTATGAATCGTTACTTTATATTCCACAAAGTTCGCAGCGTAGATACAGAAAAAGTATATAATCAATTCTTAAAACAAAGTGGAAAAATGGAAGAAAATGTAGAAATGGACGATTTGTTGAAATTAAAAGAAGCCGAAACCAATGAAAAAGAAGAAAAACCTATTATAAAAATACGTAAATTAAAACAAAAAATAGTTTTAGATAAATATTCACCAGTGGAAGAGGATGAACCTACCCCAGTTGTTACTCCATTTAAATTAGTGTTAGGTGAACCAGTGAAAATTATGAGACCAAAGAAATAAACATATAGAAATGAATGAATATAAATACATGTTTGTATTTATATTTAACAACCATAATGATATATTTTTTATTACCAAAAATACATTTTAATATATATTCGAAAATAGATTGCTGTGAATCAAAAGAAGTACCTTTACCATGTATATCAAATTCATTATCATATTATCTATGCGATATTAAAGAAAAAATTCATTTATACGAGAAAGAATGGGACAATTATAAAAAATATACAAATCCATATGAATATATACATACCCCCGTTCCTTATAAAAAAAAATGTGTGTCGAAATATAAACCATTATCTAGGTCATATTTTAAAATGTTAGAAATATCACAATCTTTTGGACTACATATTTATTATCATCCTATAAAAACATTTCATTTGGCAGAAGGACCTGGTGGATTTATAGAGGCAATTTGTAAATTAAGAAATAACAAAGAAGATTCATATATAGGTATGACAATATTGGATGATAACGATAACAATATTCCTTCATGGAAAAAAAGTGAGAATTTTTTGAATGAAAATAAAAATGTATTTATTGAAACTGGATTCGATAAGACGGGCGATATTTTAAAAATAGAAAATTTTGAATATTGTGTGAATAAATATGGGTCGTCTATGGATTTAATAACTGGCGATGGAGGATTCGATTTTTCAACAAATTTTAATAACCAAGAACATGATATGACAAAATTATTATTTGCGCAAGTATGTTTCGCATTATGTATGCAGAAACGCGAAGGGGCATTTGTATTAAAAATATTCGATTCATTCATTTCATCTACATTAGATATTATTTATATATTATGCTCATTTTATAAAAAAGTCTATATAACAAAACCCCAAACCAGTCGTTATGCAAATTCCGAAAAATATATTGTATGTAAAGGATTTTTATTCGAAAATAATAATAATTTTTATGGGTATATTCACAACGCATTCAAATTAATGACAAATACAACTACTAATATAATACGTTTTTTATCTGTACCAATATCTCATTTCTTTATAACAAGATTGGAAGAATATAATTCTATATTTGGTCAACAACAAATTGAAAATATATATTATACATTAACTCTTATTGAAAATAAAAATAAGAATGATAAAAGTGAGAAAATAGATAACATAGTAAAAATGAACACACAAAAGTGCATTCAATGGTGTATAAAACATAATATATCATATTATGATGTATATAATTATTTAGAAGTGGTATCCGCGCCACCTGGGTTAGAAACTTTATTATAAGGATTACTTCTGTTTTTTTCTAGTTTATTCAAATATTCATTGTCAATATTATCGGTAATATAAAATCCATCAAAACATGATGATTCAAATTTTAATGGATATTTTAAATCAAAATTACATGCATCAATTACATCGATTAAATCGTTATATATTACTTCATCTGCTCCAATTTCGAATGCAATTTCGGTTTCATTTTTAGAATTCGCAATTAATTCATTTTTGAATGGTATATCAATACCATATACATTTGGATATTTTACCATAGGCGCTGCACTTGAAAAATATATTTTTTTTGCACCTGCTTTTTTAGCAAGTTGTATAAGTTGCATGCAAGTAGTACCTCGTACTATTGAATCGTCTACTATTAATATATTTTTTCCTTGAAAAATAGATTTTATTGTGTTCAATTTTAATTTCACTGATTTTTTTCGTATTTCTTGACCAGGTAATATAAATGTTCTTGGAACATATCTATTTTTTACAAAACCTTCTCTATATGGAATATTTAACTTTTGCGAAATTTGTAATGCAGTGATGCGTGATGTTTCTGGAACGGGAATTATTACATCCATATCCTGAACTATATTTGGATATTTAGTTATTAATTTTTCAGCTAATTTATTACCCATTTCTAAACGTGCGTTATATACAGATATTCCGTCTATCACTGAATCTGGTCTAGCAAAATATATATATTCAAATATACACGGATTTAATGAAGATTTTTCACAAACATTATGTGCATGTAATTCATGTTGTTGGTTTATGAAAATACATTCTCCTGGATGAACATCTCGTATTAATGTAAAATCACTATCTAACGCATCGATTGCTACACTTTCAGATGCAAATACATATCCATTTTTATTTTTTCCAAAACATAATGGTCTTATTCCGTATGGGTCACGAAAAGCAACCATACCTACGCGATTAATAAGTACTATGACTGAATATCCGCCTTTACATTTATCCATTACTTTTTTTACTGTTTCAAATATATCAAATTGGTTCATATTTGAAACACTTTTATTGTATAATTCTTCTGCAAATATATTGAGTAAAAGTTCGCTATCCGAATTTGTATTTATATTTCGTTTTTTTGATATCATATATTCCATTAATTCATCAGTATTAGTTAAATTACCATTATGAACTAATGCTAAACCAAATGGCGTGTTTGTATATAGGGGTTGTGATTCAAATAATGAAGTTGAACCAGAAGTTGAATACCGAACATGTCCAATTCCCATATTACCTATTAATTGTACGATATTTTCCTGATTAAATACTTCGGAAACAAGACCTTTGTTTTTATAGATATGGAATCGGTTCTCATGTATGGTTGCAATTCCAGCAGAATCTTGTCCGCGGTGTTGCAATACAGTTAGACCATCTACTAATGATTGATTCACCGGTCGATTATTTTCATTTATGATTCCTAATATACCGCACATTTGTTATATATATACAGTATAATTTTATATATATAATTTTATAATCATTTTTTATACAAATTGTTTATATCATATTGGAAAATGATTTTGATTCACATTTTGCAAATCCATCGCTATATTTTGAGAACGTAGGAGTTTTCTTTATTGGGTAACCGATTTTATCTTTTATGGTATAACCCCCTTCTGGAACACCATATGCAAGGGCATTTGCCATAGCCATTCCGTAAGCGGATTGATATTTATATGAATTATTTGTTATAGTATTGTATTTTAAACGGGTTATTAGAGAACTTGCAGAAACTGCCCCTTGTTGTGCATATTGAGAATTATTTGGTTTATAATATACAAGAGAATACATTGGTAATAATTTTGCATTGGCAGTGGAACTAGAAGTTTGATTTGCACTATATGTATAAGTATTTGTAGAAGGATGTTGATATGCCTTTGATGTAGCTCCATCAATTCTGATTAAAACGGATGGATAATTTCCAGCTGCAAATCCAATTACATCTTGAAATCCATTATTTTGAATTTTGAAAACAGGAACAACCGAAGTTCCTGCATTTGTTGATAAAGAAACATAGGAACTCCAACTATTTCCAACAGGATAGTCATATGAACTTGTACTATATACAGTAGTATTATATGCATAGGATTGTAATTCTATTTTTTTAGTAGCACTGTTAAATCCTATATTCATTAAGAATGTTTTACTATTGGTAGACTTGAATGTTAGGAAATGTTTATTATTGGTCATTGTCAACTTAAATTGTTGATTTAAATCGTCCAAATCGTAGTAGCCATCTGCAATAAGAACCTCGTATTCTGCACCATCAAACCATTGATATTTAAATGTATTATTTCCTAATACACTTGTAATATGATATTTCGCACACGTTGACATTCCATGTGCTGAATATACATTACCTGCGGCAGAATTTGAACCTGGTTTTGCAGTAGAATCGCCTTGACGTATGTAATTATATTGATTTTGTTCAAATGTTTTGTTTCGACTAATGAGCAATTGTTTTGTAGAAGTGTAATATGGGTCATATGTAGTTCCGGTTGCGGCATTGTTTTTTTTAATCATACCTCCACTTCTTACACGGCGTCTTGCGTTGTATTCTTGTGACATACATGGATTTGTTGTTACACATGAGCCATTTTGGTATTTATTAGTAGTTTCATTTGCTTCTTTTCCATCTAAAACATTTGAAACCCCGATAGTACATGTAACAGTATTGCTAGTTAATGAATATCCATTTGGCATGTTTAATTGGTCAATACTGGCAGAAGTTCTACGATTACCGGAAGCAGGTGCTGATTTGGAAAAAGCTTCTCTTCTGTATATTGGTAAAGGACGGGCATTGAATAATATATTGCCATTTGTGTTTGGTAATAGAATTTTATTCTTTTGAAATGCAGACGTAATTTGATTGAATGTTTTTCCTTTCCAAGAATAATATCTAACTTCATTCATATTTAATCTTGCTGACATTATATGTATATAATATAATATATATTTAAATATAAATAATATTACTACTATGCTAAATATCTATAACAAATAAATAAAACTAAATAAAAACAATTATATAATTATTATCAATAACATGAATTTTATATTTGATTTAAATGATTTCCAAATAGAAAATATGCATTTATTTGAGAAAAAGAAAAATATAGTTGTAGATGGAATTTTTACTAAAATTATATATTCAGATAAACTACTTTCTATGAATGGAATATATTTGAATTTTCCTTTGGAAATTCAATCGAATCAAAATATTTATAATAACAAAAATATTTATTTTTATTCCTATACAAAAATGAATACTATGTATATTAAAGAATTTTCGAAGATTGAAGAATATATTGTCAATTATTATAAATATTTTTATAATGTGAATAAAGAAAATTCTATGGTGTTGACAAAGCAATTACAATCTGGATTTTTTAAATTATACAGAGAACAAAATAACGATAAAAAAGGTGGGAATGTGAAATATGTATTAAAAATATCTGGAATATGGGAAACAAAGACCGAAATTGGTATTACATTTAAATTATTAGAAATGTATGATTTAATGCAACAATAAATATTATAAATATAAAAATGATTTTTATGTTTATAAATCAATCATATTAGAATAGCATAGGACGTCTAGGTACTCTACGATATGGTTTATTGAATAATATACCCATACTCGTGTCAAATGGTTTTGGGCCATTTCTTAGGTCATGAATAGTATTTGCACTTGGAATTTCAGCGAAATTTGTAATGAAATTGGTGATATTTAAAAATCCAGTGGTTTCATCATGGTCACATGATATACTATATATAGTATTTAATCCTTCATTTGTAGATTGCATGTATCTATTGAACTCGTGTTTATTAACAGTTTTTTCAAATCCATCAAATATTTGGATAATATTTGGGTGTTTATATGGATAAAATGTTGTTCTGTCTACGTGTATCTTGGCACGTTGAGCTCTTTTATATAATAAATTATCTTCAAATCCCCATGCCCAGAAATTTGGAAATCCATTTAATGATTCAAAATCAGAACCATTTATAGATACAATACCACCTAATGCGAAATCAAATCCATAGAAATGTTTGATATTTCCCTGTGTAGTTTCGTAATTTAATAATCCTTTTTCAGCAGGCATAGTATCTACATCATTGAAAACAAATGTAATGTTTTTATAGTCATTCGGGTATTTATGTTTAATATATAGAAATCCGATATTTTTCATTGCACCGCGGTTGAATTGACGATTGTCGGCTTGATGAGCAAAAATGATTTTATAAGAATTTGTTGGATAATCTTCTAGAATTATTTGCATTTTTTCTAAAAATGCTTTTTTGTTTTCTTCTCGGTCTCTGTATGGAACAATAAAAACTATTTTTGGGATTTCTGTTGTGATTTCTTGGGAGTCTTCTATTATTTCTATTTTAATATTTTCAGTTGTAGTTTCTTCTACAACTGGTTCCTCAACAGCAACAGGTGCTTCCTCAACAACTGGTTCAACAACTGGTTCAATAACTTGTTCAACAACTGGTTCAATAACTTGTTCAACAACTGGTTCAACAACTGGTTCCTCGACAACAACTGGTTCAACAACTGGTTCCTCGACAACAACTGGTGCTTCCTCAACAACTGGTTCAACAACTGGTTCCTCGACAACAACTGGTTCAACAACTGGTTCCTCTGCAACTGGTTCTTCGACAGCAACAGGTGCTTCGACAGGTGCTTCCTCAACAACTGGTTCCTCGGCAACTGGTTCAACAACTGGTTCAACAACAGCAACAGGTGATTCTTCAACAAGTGGTTCCTCAACAGCAACAGGTGCTTCCTCAACAACTGGTTCAGCAACTGGTTCAACAACTGGTTCAACAACTGGCTCAACAACTGGTTCCTCGACAACAGGTACTTCGACAGGTGCTTCCTCAACAACTGGTTCAGCAACTGGTTCAGCAACTGGTTCAGCAACTGGTTCCTCGACAACAACTGGTGCTTCCTCAACAACTGGTTCCTCAACAGCAACAGGTGCTTCGACAACTGGTTCTTCGACAGCAACTGGTTCCTCGACAACAACTGGTGCTTCCTCAACAACTGGTGCTTCCTCAACAACTGGTTCCTCAACAGCAACAGGTGCTTCGACAACTGGTTCTTCGACAGCAACTGGTTCCTCGGCAACTTGTTCTTCGACAGCAACTGGTTCCTCGGCAACTGGTTCTTCGACAGCAACTGGTTCTTCTTCAACAACTGGTTCATCAGCAACTGGTGCTTCTTCCTCAACTGGTTCTTCTTCAACTGGTGCTTCCTCAACAACTGGTTCCTCGGCAACTGGTTCCTCTGCAACTGGTTCAGCAACTGGTTCTTCGGCAACTGGTTCAGCAACTGGTTCTTCGGCAACTGGTTCTTCGACTGCAACTGGTTCCTCGGCAACTGGTTCCTCAGCAACTGGTTCCTCAGCAACTGGTTCCTCAGCAACTGGTTCCTCGGCAACTGGTTCCTCAGCAACTGGTTCCTCAGCAACTGGTTCCTCGGCAACTGGTTCTTCGGCAACTGGTTCCTCGGCAACTGGTTCTTCGACAACTGGTTCTTCGACAACTGGTTCTTCGGCAACTGGTTCTTCGGTAACTGGTTCCTCGGCAACTGGTTCCTCGGCAACTGGTTCCTCGGCAACTGGTTCCTCGGCAACTGGTTCCTCAGCAACTGGTTCCTCAGC